ACAGGGTCAGGAATAACTACGATGACGACGTCATCGTAGTTATTCCTGACCCTGTTGTCAAGGCCTCCTGATTCGTCCCCCTGACCCCTACTCCCCCTGGAGTATCGCTCATACTCCCGGCCCAGTACCAGACATACTCCCTAGTCAGTATCATCTATACGCGCAGTCGGAGCGCACTATGCGCTGTCTAGGCGCGCATTAGTTATTGACAAGCGCTCGTTACGTCTATATGGTTACTGTCGAAGGTTGCGAGCGATGGGCGCTCGACACCTTCACCCCGGAAGGTAAGCACTCCATGTCCAACCCAACTACCCCGGCATCCTTCGCCGAGCTGCTACAGACTGCCGTGACGCAACCCGGCGTGATTAGCCAAGCGTACTCACGGTTTCACAACTACAGCCTTGGGAATGTGCTGCTAGCGTGGGCGCAGTGTATCGAACGCAAGATCGCCCTGGGCCCGATTGCCACGTTTCCCAAATGGAAGGAACTAGGCCGGCACGTTAAGAAGGGCGAGAAGGCAATCGCACTATGTCAACCCGTCACGATTCGAAAGAAAGCAGACGAGACGCGCGCAGACGCTGACGGGCCCGAATGCTTTACGCGCTTTGTCTACCGTAATTCATGGTTTGTGCTCGCGCAGACGGAAGGCGCAGACGTGCCGCCCGTCGAGCTGCCAGACTGGGACAAGGCACGCGCACTGCTGGCGCTCGATGTCCACGAGATCCCATTTGACCTTATCGACGGTAACGTCATGGGATACGCCAAGGGGCGACAGATCGCTATATCGCCCGTGAACCCACGGCCGTACAAGACGCTGTTCCACGAACTCGCGCACATCCTGCTCGGACATACCGCAGAAACCGCCCAATCTGACGACGAGACGACGCCGCGCAGTCTGAGAGAGGCGGAGGCGGAGTCTGTCGCGCTGCTCTGCTGTGAGGCTCTGAGCCTCCCTGGAGCAGATGAGGCCCGAGGGTACATACAGAGTTGGTACGGCACGGGCAACCCGATACCAGAGAAGTCCGCGCAAAAGATTCTTAAGGCGGCCGATCAGATTCTCAAGGCCGGCCAACCCGCCAAACCCACCGAGTAAGTCTGCGCCGCTACCGCCCCACGATTCTTGCAAATCGTGGGGCGCATGGGGCGCAGAACAGCTCCACGGCGGGCGTGGGATGGGCCCACGCAACGCCAGCATAGAAGGAACGGGTCATGGTGAACAAGTACAGGCGGGCGGCTGAGTTTTGGGGCGAGCGTGCCGCGTGGCAGCTCGGATACATGCGGGCAATGCTGCTCCTCGGGCGAGACGACGAAGCAGCACACGCCGCGACTAGGGCGCGTCTTGCGGCTATTTATGCGGCCACAGCCGCCCGCGTGGGTGGCCGCTAATGCGGTACACCGTACGTAAATCCATCGCGCGTGTCGTGGCCACTTGTGGCAACCGGGACGTACCGCCAGCACGGTTCAGTGTTCCCCGCGCGCCCAGAATAGGGCGCATCCGCGCGGGGCCACGCATTAGTTGACAACGACCGCTCGTTGAATTACAGTGGACGCAGTCGCAGTGGTGGAGGAGAGAGACATGACGGCAATTTTGGTGGTGATGGGCGGGACGTTGACCTCGATTGACTCGGTGGTCGTGGTCGAGGACGGCGCGGTCGAGCAGACGCTGGCCGCGTTGACGGCGGCGGTGAACGGGTTGGCCGTGTTCCAGACGTTCAAGGTGGAGCCGCTGGAGCGCGTACTGGGCTCGTTCAGCGACGACGAGGTTGAGGGCGAGACGCGCCTCGGCTGCTCCGTCTGCGGGCGCACATGGGACGTTGGCGACTCGGACGCGGAAGAGCCCGAGCGGTTCTGCTCGCACGACTGCGAATTGGAGGTGCAGTAATGGCACGGATCAGAGTGAAAGTGACCCGCACGCCGGACGGGTTTGTCGTGAAGTGGCCGCAGGGACTGGTGGCGGTGCGCTCGCAGAAGCAGGCGGATGCGCTCAAGGCCAACGTCCTCGCCGGCATGACGCCGTCGAGCGCGATTTACGCGGCCATCGTGCCGCCCCGCCGCAAGCTCCCGCGTGACCCTGGCAAGTGGGCGAAGTTGGGCGGGCAAGCCCTGGCGGCAAAGATGACGCCGGAAGAGCGCAGCGCCTCGGCGCGACGAGCGGCAGCAGCGCGATGGGGCACGACGGCGACGGTCCCGGTGGCCGTCGAGGAGGCGCAGTGATGGGCGCGCGGATGTACGCGGAACGTGAGGCCGACCGGCTCGTGCTGGGCGACAAGGTATGGGTGGTACGTGGCGTCCTCGTCAGAGAGGGCGAAGTCGTCGCGGTGCAGACGTATGAACTCGCCACGTTGCATCCGAGTTATCGCGTCAACGCGAACGGCTATACGTGGACAGAGAATCGCACCGACCTCTACCGCCGGCCGGCGGAGTTGGAAGAACTCGTCGCGCGGTTGGAGGACGACCTTGAGTATTTCACGGCCACCGTGGAGGACTTTCAACAGCAGCTCATAGATCAGCAGGACCGCGAGCAGGAAGCCACGCGATGACCACGAGCACCCCGACGCAACCGCCGATTGAGCTACTCGCCGCGAAAGCGAGGTCGCGCGGCGTCACGGCCGAGCAGCTCGACGCGTTCTTTCGCAACGTCCGGCAGCGCGACGACGGCTGCTGGCAGTGGATGGGCCCGATCAACAACAACGGCCTGCCGCTGTTCACTGAATGCCCCGAGGGGCGTCCAGGGCGGTTGCCGGTCAAACAGCCCATGGGCCACCGCACGGCGTGGTGGTGGTTCCGGGGACGCCTCTATCGCTACCCCTACGCCAAGCTGCTCCAGACGTGCGGCCATAAGGCCTGCGTCAACCCCATGCACCTCCAGCAGAAGCTCGTGCGCGAGGCCAAGCCGGTCGAGCTGCATACCGACACGTTCACGGCGATCTTCAGTCGCATCGAACGGGTGCCGATGCCGCCGAGCGACGACGACGAGTTGGTGGGCCCCTGCTGGCGATGGACGGGCGACGTCAACGTCAGCGGGTACCCGACGCTCGAAATGATCGGCCATCCGCGAGCACTCGACGTCCTGGTGTTCGCGTGGTTTGGGACGTACCTCGCCGGCCAATCGGAAGCCACCCATTTGCCGTTGCATCACTGCGAGGTGCGCGCGTGCCTGAACCCCGCGCACATGCGACTCGTCCCCGCCGCCGACCGCCAAGCGCTGGCGGGCCGTCTGCGGCACAAATTAGCGGAGGCTAAATGAGCGGCAGCAACCTGACCTTGTATCGCGTCCTAGTGAAACTCGGTGTGAGCGACAGTGACGCCGAGAGCGCGGCGACCTTGGACACGGCGACCTTGGCGACCGCCGCGCAGCTCGGGACCGTGCGCGAAGACTTGGCGGCGGTCAAGGCTGATGTCAATTCCCTGAAGTGGATGTTTGGGATCACCTGGACGTTCCTGGCGCTCATCTTGGGCGTCGTGGTGCAGTTGCTACTGCGACGGCCATGACGGACGAGCAGGCACGTCGCGCGCGGCTGCAGGAGCGGTTCGATCAGTTGTCGAGAAAACTCGACCTCTATGAAGAAACGCACGCGTTCTATACGAAGGCCTTTTGTCGTGATGATGCAGCGGATCATCTCGCGGCGTGGGAAACCAGCAGCGATCTCGATCTGTGTGAGGTGCTCGTCTGGATCTTCAAGACGGAGAGCCAAGTGACTGAGTTGACCCGCGAACTTGAGGCGGCGAAACAAGACCGCGATCACGCGCGGACCCAACTCCAGGCGATTGGCCGAAAATCATTCTGGGCGGCACGACCGCGAAAGGATCCCTAAATGGCATTACGGATGGGCGCACTCTACGACGCACTCCGCACGGGGCAGGGCATCAGCGAGGAGGCCGCCAAGCAAGCGGCCGAGGAGGTGGCGAGCTACGACAACCGCATGGCAGCGCTCGACACCCGCACGGCGGTCCTCACCTGGATGGTCGGCGCGCTGATCGCCCTGACCATCGGCAACCTCTGGCTGACGGTGACGATCCTCGGTCGGTTGCCGCGCCCGTGAGCGTTTACGGCGTGGGACTCTGGCCCCACGCCAGCGGCTCGATGTCCGTGATCGGCGGCGGTCCCGGCAGCTCCAGATTCGCGGCCACGCGCAACAGCAGATCGGTGGACTGCGTCCCGACCCACACCATGCCCACGACATCGCCGTGCCGCCGCGCCAACTCCGCGCAGAGGACGAGATGCTCCAATGCGTCCTCGTCCGTCTCTCCCGGCCCGTCCAACCCCACGACCAACACCGCGTGCGCGAGCGGGCAGAACTCCAAGCCGGCGTCGTAGCGCGTGACGGCGGCGGGGATCGTCTCGTCCGGTCGGCGCGTACACCGCAGCCACCACTGGTCCCCATACTGCGTGGCCGGCGTGGCCGACAGATCCCATTCGGCGCTATCGGTCCAGATCGCAAGCGGGCGCTTGAGACGGCGGGCGGTCGCGCGCGAGGCCTCCATCACGGTGCGGAGCGTATGCTCACGCGGCTGGCCGTCTTCCCAGGTGATCGGCTGCGCTTCGCACCAGACCGCGATGAGCTGCTGCGGCGACACCTCGTCGGTACGGTCAGCGGGTAGCACGACCGGCGACGGGCCGACGCCCGCGAGCGCGAGGTTGATCAGCGTCTCGGTGCCCATCAGACCGCTGGCCCTAGGTATGGGACCGCCTCGCACGTCGCCTGACGCTCGTTCAATAAGTCGGTCATCAACTCTGAAACGATACGCCGCTGCTCCATGAAAAGCACGGCACGCGCTAATCCGAGGACGCCGTGCTTGGCGAAGAGCCAGTCCGCGACATCCTTACTGCCCTTGCTCCAGTTGCATTGCCTGCAGCAAGGCATGAAGTTGTCTTTTTCCGCTGCGCCACCATGCACGACAGGCTCAATGTGATCGAGGACGAGGTCACTTGTTGGCAGGCCGCAGTAGATGCATAGGCCCTTAGCTTTCTTGATCAGGTTGGTCGCGAAGTTGGTCGAGATCTTCTCTGGTGCCGCTGAGCGCCGAAGGATGTCGTTGATCCTGTGTCGGCGACGGTATTTCTTGGCATTCTGGCGAGCCCGTGCGTTGAGCCGCTCTCGATTGTCCTCCCGCCATGCGTTCAAATTAAACGGCGTCCGCTCGCGCTTGTTCATGCATTCACGCGAACAGAATCGTCGGTTCTGTTTTGCTTGGCAGGGGAAGACTTGGAATGTGCGGTGGCACGTCTCGCATTCCAACGATACCTTGACGCTCACGCGTGGCGGCTTCGGCGGTTTCACAGGAGTTCGACGCATCCGCGCGATGATCGCGCACTTGGCGGAACAGTAACCCTTTCGCTGTTTCGCCTCACTCTGCCGCCAGACGCGCGTCGTGCCGCATTCTGGACATGTCAACTGGATGCGCGGTGCGCGGGGAACACATCGCCGAAATCCAGCCTTTGGTATGCCATAGGGCATTGGACTAGACCTCCACCACGAGCAGTCCGTACTCAGCCTCAAAGATGCGCTTTCTGAGTTGGTAGGCCTCGGTCTTCGTCACGCCGACTTTCACGTCTTCAATACGCATGACCCCGGCTTCCCGATATTGGAAGTCGGGTTTGTACGTGCCAATCTGCAATTTGTCGCCGGAAGGCGTCACGGCATGGAGGCCGTAACAGGGATGCGGGATCAAGTCCGTAATGATCCCGCCCTTCTCCAACAGCCGCAGTTCCTGCCAACGGGCCGCTTCCTTTTTCGAGTCGAAAAGATACCCGTCGAGTTCCGTCTTCGTGTTCCTGTACTTGGCGCGCGTTGGTGTGGGGGCGACTGCCGCCGCCATCCGGGCGGGCGATGCGCGGAACCGCGCGAGGTACTCGGCGTATTGCGCGTCGGTCATGCGGTCGAGGCTCACGGCTGCACGTCCTTGTCGCGCGGACGTTTCTGCCGGCGCTTCTTCCGGCGTTGCGCCACGAGTTTCAGTGCGGCCATGCGGCGATCTTCCGTCGAGACATTCGCCCACCGACGTCGGCCGAGGGCCTGGGCGGCGGCATTGAGTTCCGGTTTTGCCATACGGAGAGTGTACTACGACGACCGCTCGTCACCGCTCGGGCGGCTGTTGGTTCGCCAGTTGCGCCAGGATGGCGAGCCGCACCAGTTCCCCGATCTTGGGCGCGGCGGCCGGGAGCCCCCGGCCAAAGATGTCATAGGCGGTCTGGTGCAAGGGGTACTTCAGCCGTTTGAACTCACTCGTGAGCGTATTGCCGAGAGACTCTGGTTTGGTCAGCGAGAAGAGCCGCTGCGCCTTGTCGAGTTCGTCGATCTGATTGAGGTGCGGCGTGGTGGCGGGCGCGGCGGATCGGATCGCCGCGCGCTCGTCGGCGGCGAAGGCTTGCCGACCGAGGGTGCGCGCCGTGTTGCCGACGTCGCCCTCCGAGAACCGCGCGCCTTCGGCAAAGCGGATGCGATCCGCCGGGGTCAGGCCCAGTCGGCGCGGATCGTTCTGCAACGCCGTCACCGCTTCTTCGATGAACGAGACTTGCTCGGGCATCATCTGGGGGTTGTTGATCAACTTCTCGACGTTCTCGCTGAACGTGACGCCTGCGCCAGGACCGCTCATGCGGACGGGCGGCATACTCGGGTTCGCGGAGTTCGTGAGGGTGCCGGGGTAGGCCGGGAGTTCGCGCCTCACCGGTCCCGGCAACTCCATTCCCGGCGTCGAGGGCGGCGGCGTGGGCGCGACCGGCGGCGGCTCGGGCTCCAGCGGGCGGGGCGGCAGCTCGGGCTTGTACGGCCCGCCTGCGACGGGGGGTGGCCCCGTGGGGCCGGGATCCGGTCGGTTGCGCCAGGACGAGAGGGCGCGGGCCTCTTCAGCGGCGGCGACGTCGGTGGCCGTCTCGCGGCCCATCTGGCCCATGCGCTGCGAGAAAATGTCATCGAGCGCGTTGCCGGTGGCCTCACCGACGCCGATGGATTGTGTCGGCGGAAACGGCGTGAGCCGCGTCGGCCCGCCGCCGCCAAAGGGGTTCTCAGGATTAAGGAACGGCGTGGCCGCGCCCCGCACGCTGTTGTAGGTCCGTCCGAACAGGTTGCCCATCATCGTGGGCCGCGAGGGCTGAGTGACGGCTCCCGGCTGCGCGGCGTCGATGGCGCGGCTGGTCGCGTTCTCGGCGAGCACCTTGGCCTTGTCCTGGCCGGTCCTGATACCTGACCGGAACAGGCCCTGCTTGAGGCCCGCCTGCACGCCTTCGCGCGCCACATCCAGCGGCAGATCCGCCGGGACATCCACGAGGTTTCGGCGGGCCGACGTTTCGACCTTGTTCGCCAACCAGCCCGGGACACTGCCCTCGCCCGTGAGGACGCGCCCAACCTCGGGAGCCATGACACTCGCGGGGATCTGCGCCCCCGCGCCGAGCGCCTGCCACATGCCGCCGGGGTCACCGCGCTCGATGCGCTGCTGGGGCTCGACGAACTGGTTGCCGATGCCCGGGACGCCGGTCATGCCGGCCGACGCTAACTCAGGATTGAGGAGCCCGATGTTGCCTGGGCTCGCGTTCTGCGCCAAGTAGATCAAGCCGCGTCGGACTTTCGGATCGTCGATGGTGCGCTTGATCGGATCGGTGACCAGTCCCATCAGTTGGTCGGCGGTGGTGAGCGGGTTCTGCGTGAACATCTTCAGCAGCCCGCTGACGTTACCGCCGATCTGCGAGGGCGTGATGCCGAGGCCATAGGCGAAGTCGCCCGCCTCCTTGAACGGCGTCTGCCCTTGCAGGCCGCGCAGTTGATCCTGAATCCCTGGCGAGGGCGGCGTCGTCGGTTTGATGTCGAGGCCGAACCCTTCCATCTTGGGCAGGCTCTCGGCTTCTTTGTCGGTGGGCGGTTGGAGAATGCGTCGTTGCTGTCCCATGTCCGCTCACCTACCAATGATGTACTTGCCGTCGGGCGACACTTGCACCCACTCACCCTGTGGGGTCTTGCCCCACCAGACGTTATCTTTCTGGACCGGCACGAAGGAGCTGGTGTAAGGCACGAGTTTGTCGAGCGCTTGCTGTTCGTTCTCAGGTCCGGTCCTGCCGCCGCCTGGGCGCGCCACGACCGGCGGCGTGGTCCCGGGGCGTGTGCCGACCGCCGGTTCATCGGCCCCCGCCATCGAGATCGAGTCCAACAAGGACGCGATGCGGGCGATCTTGCGGTCCTTGAGCGTCTTGGAGTCCCCCGGTTGGGGGAACATTTGTCGGACACTCTGGACGTCGGGTTCCGTTAGGACGCCAACGTGCCCAACGGCGCGCGCAATCGATGGCGTGAACATTTTGATCAGTGAGGTGTACTCGGCGACGTCGTCGTTGTAGTTGGCTTGGGCTTTGAGTTTCTCCACTTCGCCCACGGCCTTCGCCATGAGGCCGCTGCCGGTGTTGATCCGGTCGGCCAACTCAGAGATGCCCTGCAGGACCGGCTGCGCGCGTCGGCCGGCGGCGAGGACGTTGCGCTGTTCTGACGTCGCGGGCAGGGGCAACCGCATCGGATCGCCGCCGGGGCCGGTCGGTTGTCGAAATGTCTGGGTGTTGGGATCCCAAATGAGGTACTCGGATCCGCTTTGGACGGGCCGCTGCATAAACGGGCGCAGTTCCGCATCGCCCGCCTTCTGGTACTTATCCTTCCACGCGATCACTTCGTCGGACGTGAACGGGGGCGGAGCCCCCGCGTTGCCTTGCGCCTGCCATTGACGGGCGCGCTCAGGTATGACGTGGTCGCGCATGAAGCGTTCGAACTCGGCCGAGCTGCCGCTCGACTGCGCGTCAGGCGACTGGGCTTCCTCCCAGATCCGTCGGCCCGTGCGATCGATGCCGACGGCATAGGGCCCCGTCTTCGTTGGATCAGTGGACCGCAGATCGCGGACCACGCTGGGACTGCCGGTGGCCGTCATCCGCGCGACCGCTTCGAACTCATTGGTCCGCGCGTTCTGTTCTTCAACGGCGGCCTTGCGTTGGGCCAGCGCCTGGTTGAAGGCGAGCACTTCCTGCGCGCGCCGTTCCGCGATCATCTGTTGCAGTTCGTTCTGGAACGCCTGGGCACCGCCTGCGCCGGTCAAGCCGAGGTTGGGGGCTTGCGGCATTAGCGGACCCTCCTGGCGGGCGCGGGCCACGGATACGGCTGCGGCACGGGCCCCGCCTCGGGCGCGAGATCGAGCACGCGGTTGTAGTCGCCGAACAGGCCCGCCTCCCCGCCCCGTGGGGCGGTCGCGGCCGGCGAGGGCGATCCCGTCAGTTCGCTGATACTCGGCAGCGCCGACTGCCGATAGAGATCCTGGGATCCGATGGTCATCCCGGTGGCCCCCGGAGACGACGCGGGGCTGGTGGAGCGCGTGATGGCGGGCAGCGTCGTCCCCGTCGTGTTGGTCGTGCCGGTCGCGTTGGTGTTGGTCGGCGTAGTCGTTTGCGGGAACCCGTAGTAGGCCCCGAGCGCGAGGCTCCCGTAGTTGAGCGCGCTATCGAACCAGTTGGCCTCGGGCGTCTCACTGAGCGGATCGGGTTCCGGCAGCGCGGCCATGCGCCGTCCGCTCGTGGCGGTCCCCGGCTGCAACGGATCGAGCAGGTTCTGGATCGACTCGCGATACATCGCGTTGGCGATCTCGTCGCGCCGTGCCTGCGGAATATCACCAATCCCCGGGCCCGCTTTCGGGACGTACTGGGCCATCTCGGACGGCACCGTGACCTGGGGCCCCGGAGTCGCGTTCTGCAGGAAGCTCGCGCGGACGCTGTTGCCGTAGGAGTTGTTGAGCAGATCCTGCGCGAACTTGCGCTGATCGAGTTCCACCCCAGCGCGGTCGTATTGGGTGCGGGTCCGCGTGAGGTTGGCTAAGTCATAGGCGCGGGCGTTGGCGGCTTCCGCTTGCCGTCCCCCCGCCCGCCCCGCACTGAGCGCGGCGAGGCCCCGGCCGATGTTCGCTCCGGTGATCCCCTTGGCCGCCGTCGCGGCCCCCGTGCCTGCGCCCGTGCCGACGGCCCCGCCCCCGGCGGCTGCCGCCCCCGTGCCCGCCGCCGCCGCGCCCGTCCCGGCCGCCGCCGCCCCGCCCATCAGCGCGCCCGTGCCAGAGGGATAGAGCGCCCCTAAGCCAATCGTGGAGGCGGGTAACCCGCCCACCCCCGCCGCCGTGCCCGCCCCGGCCGCGCCTGCGCCCGCGCCCGCCCCGAGCCCGGTAAACCCGCCGAGGAGCGCGCCCCCGACAATCGGGGCCCCGAGCGCAATCGCCGCTTGCCACCATTCGATGTCCCCGGCGCGGCCCGCCGCGTCCTGGCGCGCGGCCAGCGCGGGGTTCTCCTGCCGCCATTTGATCGTGGCGGCGATGCTCTCGGGGCCAAACGCCTGCGGATCGATCTCGGCGTCCTGCGACAGACGGGGCAGATCGCCCGCCCGCCGACCGGCCTTCGACGCCGCACGCGCAATCGGGGGCAGAGCCATCTCAGTACCTCACGGCTCGCCGCGTCGAGTCCTGCGGCGAGAAGGGACGCGGTTGCGTGTCGGGCCCGTCGGGCATCCGCACCTCACTGCCCGGGACCACTTGTGGGCCACCGAGCGCCGCGATAATCGCCTCCCGCTGCGCGATCCGAGGATCGGGCAGGGGTGGAATTCCCGGTGATCCTGGGGCATTTCCGGGCATTCCAGGCGGCATCCCCGGCGGAATTCCAGGCGGTTGAATTCCCGGCGGCATGCCGGGTGGGGCGGGCTCGGGGCGGGGCGGAATCGGACGCCCGAACGTCGGGGCCGGGGCCCCGTACGGTTGACCGACTTGGGCGCGTTCGACGGCCATGGCTTACCTCGTCGGGTTCAGCGCGTAATTCGCGTTGAACTGCCGTTTCAGTTCTTCCAGTTGCGCGGCATCCAGCCCATACCCGTAGTTGAACTGTCGCGCGTCTTCGCCGAGGCGCATCCGGTCGAGGTCGATCCCGGCGCGTCCGAGGAACTCCCGCAGCGCGAGATCGTTCGCGGATTGGCGTTCCGTGGAGGCCATCTGCTCGCGGCGGATCGCCGCATCGAGCGTCATCGCCTCACGCTGCAGTTGCTGCGCGAGATCGAACTGGCCCGCCTGCTGCGCCTGGGCAATCGCGAACTGCAGATCCTCGCGCTGCGCCTGCATGCGCGTCACGGCCAGCTCGCCGAGGAAGCCCGCCTCGCCTTCGCCGCGCTGCTGCCGGATCCCTTGCAGCTCGGTATCGAAGTACCCCGTGTTGTCGTAGCCCTGAAAGGCCGCGTCCTCGGCCAGTTCCGCCCGTTGCCGTTCTTCAGCCCGCTGCGCGGCGAGCCGGTACGCTTGGTTCTCGGGCGAGTCCATTAGCTCTTGCGGCGTCGGCGGCTTCTGGCCGAGCAGTTCGAGGATCGCCGCGCGACTCGCGTCATTGAGCGCCTGCGACGAGGAGCCGTTCGCAATTTGGGACGCGGTCGTCGGCGTGGCCGTCGCCCCTGCGCCCGTCGTGGCGGGCACGCCCGACGTGCCGCTGGAGAACGACGAAGTCAGCGCACTGCTGCCGGTCCCGTAGGGCGACAGGGCCGTGCCGCCCAGACTGCCGCTCGCCGCGCCGACCGCGTCACTTTCCGGTTGCCACGCGATCCCACTCTCGCCGCCAAAATCGCGGATCACATCGACGTTGCCGATGCCGGGAATATTGACGACGTCCTTCCCGGCCCACGTCGTGCCTGGATACGCTTTCGCGATGTCAGCCATCGCGGCCTGGAGTTGTGTCGGATCGTTGAGGTTGTAGCCGGACAGGATGCGGCCGACGACGTACTTGGGCGTCTGGTGGAGCGGATTCGCCCACTTCGTCGGGTCATAGCCCGAGACGGCGGTCTGGTTGTAATTGGTCGCGATGTAGCCCGGCTTGGCGTACCCGCCCGTGTCCAGCACGCCCGCGTTCTGGGTCGGCGGCGTGTCCGTGATCTTGGGCATGTCGGGCGGCGGGGTGGCGTACGGATCGGGATTGGGCACGAGGGTGCCTGTCCCTGTATTCGTGGCCGCTGCCGCCGCCGCCTCGCGGTCCCGCAAGATCTGTTCGTAGCTCTTCGTCGCCGTGCTGGTGGTCGTGGCGGGCGGGAGCGGCGCATTCGGATCATTCGGATCCGGCGCGGCGGGCCCGTCGGGGCCGTCCGGCTCGCCATAGCCTGGGTCGTTGGGATCCCAAGGTTTCTTGACTGCCATTACTCACTCCTTCACATCCCCTAGACGAGCGTCACGCGCAGATCGAGGCGCACCCGTTTCACCGACGAGACGCTCTCGACATTGAAGGCCAGAATGTCATCGGCCGCGAGCGCCGTCGTCCAACCCACCAAGGTCGCATCCTGGCTCTTGATGGCGCTACTGAGGGTCGGTTTCGCACTGGCGCAAATGCTATCCGCGACCGTCGGCGGATAGTTCGCGTACGGGGCTTTCCAGATGTCCACCACCATCGAGCCGCTGGTCAGGGCCGGGTCCGCTGAGAGCAGCGTCACTTGCGTAATCGTACACGCCCACGGCACCACCAGCACGCCGGAAAAGCCGGTGGCGATCCCGCTGCCGGGGCTGGCGAAATGCGCGATCACGAAGGTCAGCGTCTGCTGGGGCTCCACGCCATTGACGGTGATGGGGCCCCCCCGCACCGCGAGCGGGCCGGTCACCGTGAGCGACGACGCGGTGATGTGCGTGTGCTGCCCGTCGTCGTCGTGCTCCTGCAGCAGATACGCGGTCAGCTCGCTGTCGAGTTGGTCGAGTTCTTTCCGCACAATCGGCGGCAGCTCGGAACGGAAGGTGACGGAGGGGAGCGGCATCAGAGGGCACTCGTCCCGACGTCGAGGTCGGTGGTGGTGATGCGCGCGTCCCAGCGGTCGAGGCTGAAGAAGTGATCGGCCGCGCACGGATCGCCGAGTTCCGTTTGAAACGTCCAACTGCCCGCGAGCATCGCGTCTTCGAACAAGAAAATCCGGCGCGACTCCGTCTCTTCCGCCGTGAGCGGCACCGTCGAGAGGAGTTCTTCCTGATCGCCGTAGTTGCGGATCAGACGCTGCGCGAGGAGCGCATTGGACGTATGCGCGCGGACCCACGCCTTGTCGAGTTGCACGATCTGCGGGGCCACGCTGACGTTCCAGGCCTTCGACGTGATGTGGGCGCAGTAGGCCGTTTCATTCGGTTGGTCGGCATCATCGACGTTGACGTCGGGCGCATCGAACTGATTGATGCGCGTGTCGTACCCGAGGTACGGCTTGAGCCGCCGCCCCATCGGGTTGCCGAACACTTCGGCGAACATGACGGAGCACTGCGCCGTCGCCGCCGCGCCCGTGAACCGCGTCCAACCGTAGCGCACGCCTTCATCCCGCGTCGGTCGGCCTTCTTTGGGAAAGAACATCAGGCCCGTCGTCGGATAGAGTTCGTCGCCCTGGACGATCCACCAGTAGCAGCGGCGGGTGCGTTGGTCGTAGAGCCCGTGCGCGGACAGCGGCGTCGGCAGTTGCGGATCGAAGGTCGCCCACAGATCCTGAATGTCGTACCCGAGCCATTGCAGCCCGTCCGCGCCGTAGCGGTACGGGCCCCGGTGCGGATCCAACCAGTAGATGCACGGGCGACCGCTTTCGTCTTCGCCCACAAAACTCGACCAGTGCGACACGCAGCCGATCTCTTTACTGAGGGTGATGCGCGCGTACGGCCGCGCCGCCGCGCCGGTCGGCTTGAGCAGATACACGCCGCGCGACTGCATGACCAGAATGTTGCCGTCCACCGGGCCCACAATCGCGCGATCTTCTGCGCCCGAGTTGCGCGAGATGTCGATGTAGCCCTTCAGTTCCGACGACATCACGATGGACTCGTCCTCGCCGCCATCCACGGTCGCATCGAGCGCCTGCGTGATGTAGACCCGCCCGGGCACGGCGGGGAGCGCGTTGTTGGTTTGATCGCCCTGCGTGCCGAACAGCAGGAGCCGCACGCCGTCCCAGAGCAGGAACTTCGCGCTCGGCAGCGGCCAGCGGGATCCTTCCAACGGCGCGGCCTCGAGGCTCCCATACTGCGTGACGAGGCGCGTGTCGGTGAAGGTCGTCGCCGAGGCGAACGCGGTCCAGTCGTTGAGTTGGTAGTAGAGGACGCCGTCGGCCGATCCGAACACGCGCCAGTGCGTGGCTGACTCGGTCGCCGCCGCGACGGTGATCAGCACGCCCGTGCCGCTGCCACTCGGCGTGAACGCCACCGCCGTGCCGAGCGCCGACACCGCCATCGGCGTATCGCTCACATCCGTCCGCAGTTGCGTGCGGTAGTAGCGCAGCGTGGCCGCATAGCTGCCGCTGCCGTCGTTGGTCGGGACGGGCGCAGCGGGGCCTGAGAGGCCCGCGAGGCGCAGCGTATTCCCTGACGTCCCCGGCTGATAGACGTGTAGGCGATTGCCCGCCGTGCTGTCGTACGCGAGGAACAGTTTGCCGTTGCCGGTGGCGTAACTGACGAGGAGCGGACTGCCCTCCAGCGCATCGGTCTGCGTGATCGCCGTCGCCGCGAGCCCTGCCGTGACGTGCATGAACTGGGACGGCGTGTCGAACGTGGAAAACACCAGCACCGCCTGCCCGTCATCCTGCGTCGGCTGGAAGCGCGTCATCGAGGCCGCGCCTTCGAAGCTGCCGGTGATCGGCATGGTGATCGTGCCGCGTCTCCGCTCGCCCAGACCCTTCGCGGTGAGGATCCAGTTGACGGCTTCGGTCCCCATGTCGGACGGCAGCACGGCCGGTTCATCGACGCCGTTGCGTCCCCGAAAGCGGCCCCAACTGAGCAGGTGCTGCCCATAGCTCCCGGCCTTTTTCGCCATCAGCCGCGATCCGCCGGAAACCAGGGGCCGAGGTCACTCCACCCGTGCGTGCCGGGGCCGAGTTTCCCGCTGACCGGTTTGTAGTTCACGGGGTATTCGATGTGCGCGGTGAGGTCGATGGCATAGCGTTCGAACTCGGCCATCTCCATCTGGGACTGCTGCAGCCGTCCGTCCTTGCGATACATCCGGCCGCGCGCGTAGCAGCAGAGCATCTCGTGATAGCTGTCGGCGAACGGCGGCGTGTCCTCGTCATGCACCAGGCGCGGGATGGCATACTGGCCTTCCATCTGATAGTCCAGCGCGGCCGAGGGCGTCGGGTACAGCCGGAAGCCGAGCATCCGGCTCGCCTGGGATCCATCGACCGAGTTCGCCGTGATCATCCCGAGGGATCGCCCGCCGCCATCGGTCAGCAGGATGTTGCCCAACGTCGTCGCGTCGAGATGCACTTGCACGATCTGCGAGTAGAGCAGCGACTGAAAGATGGTGACTGGCGTCGTGCCGGCGAGCAGGTTCCAGTCCGTGTTCTTGATGTCCACCAGGTCGTTGTAGGGCGGGGCGCGCAGGATGCGGACGTTGAGCCGTTGCGTCGTGTCGAGCGCGTTGTCGGAGACGGCGATGAGCGTGTAGTAGCCCGACGGATCGGCCTGCGGCTGTTGCTCGACCGGCGTGAACCCTTCGGGGATCCAGTAGGCGGGCGTGCCGCTGGTGCGGACAGACGGATCGAGGGCGCGGTACCAGTCGCGCGTCCGCATCTCCAACCGCCGCCCGTTGGCGACGTCGATGATGTGGTCGATCCGGTCGAGGGACTTCGCGGCCCCGTAGAAGCCGCGCCCCGCCTCCGACACGAACGGGAGTTGCGCGATGCGGAGACTCTTCAGGCGCGGACGCCGCAACACGCGCTCGAGGCCTTCATTGAGAAACCGCCGCACGCGCTCCTGCACCCCCGGCTTGGGGGCCGCTTGGTACTGCATGTCGTCGAAGACGCCGCGCTGCAACTCGGCGAAGGTCACAGATGCGACTCCTGCGTCGGCGCGTAGACGCGCTGCCCCGTGCGGAGCCCGACTTGCTCAAAGAACCGCCGCTCGATCTTGATCCGAAACGGCAGTTCGCCGGGGACGTCGAACGTGTACGACGTGAACGTCTGCCGATTGTCGTCGGTGATCCAGATCGTGAAACTGCGCTGGGGCGTCGGTTCCAGGCACAGGCCGAACGGTTGGCGTCTGAAGGGCATGGCATCACCTCGTGGGCGCGAAAATCCACGTATGCGCCCCTTCGGGCGAGTCATCGACGTGTTCGAAGAACTGGCCGTTCACGCTGATACGGAAGCCGAACGCCTCTTCGGGAATGTAGGCCTCGGTGATGGCATCGCGGTTGTCGCCGGTCAGGAGCACGCGCACCGGATCGCCCGCCGCCTGCTGCCCCGGCAACGGGGGGCACGTCAGCGTCGGCCTCGGATCGGGGATCGGATCCTCGGGCGGATCGCGCGGATAACTGCCCTCGGCGGGGTGGATCACGAGTTGCTCTTTCTTCGCCATCGGATCTCCTTTACGCGGTCGCCGTCGCGGCGAGCCGGTTTTCGAGGGCCGCGACTTGCGCCTGGAGGTGCTGGATGAGGACGAGCGCGGACGCGGGGTCGGCAATCGTTTGACCATACAAAAGCTCGATCAGAATGGCGGCTTGACTGGGCAGATCGTGACGGGTGTCGAGCCCGCGATACGGGACCATCACTTCCAGTTTCTTCTTCGTCCCGTTCTTGCTGATCGTCGCCGTCCAGTTGCCGTCGCGCGCGCTCTTGTCGGACGTGAACTGATTGATGAGTTCGATCTCGGGGATCGTGAGCCAGTCGGCGAGCACGCGGCCCCGGCAGAACTCGTAGTCGTAGATCATCGTCGGACGCGGATGCGCTTCCCGCCCGATGGGATCGTCGGGCAGGTAGTGCAACGTGTGCGTCTGACAGATCGCACAGGTCGGATCGACGTGATAGACGCCGCGATCTTCGTAGTGCGGATTTTCTTGGCGCACGGCGCGCTGCGCGGTTTGCGTCAGCGACTCGACTTGCTTGAGCAACGCCGTCATCGCTTCCGGCATCCCGGGCGCAGCCCCGCCGGTCGTCGCCGCCTCCTTGAACGCAAGCAGCAGCGTCTTCAGGTCGTCCGCGCCGAGCACATACTGCGTCGGGGACTTGGGCGGGGTGGTTGCCGGATCGTCTTTTGCCATTCAGCACCTCAACGAAAGAGAGTCCCGCACGCCGTGGGTTGGAGTCACGGCGTGCGGAATTGATGTGACGCCAGGAGTCACAGCAAATTGATTTGCGCCGGGAAGATCTTTCCCGTGACCCCCGTGACGAGCGCGCGCCCGATCATCGTGAGCGTCGAGCTGTTGATCGCCGCTGCGCCGGGAGCCGCCCCGGGCGCACTCAGCGCCATGCCGACGGCCGGGGTGCCGTCCACGAGCACCGGGAAGTCGCCACAGACGCCCACCCAGCCGTACCGGCCGAGGGTGATGGGATAGACGGCCACGCCGACGACCCCGCCCGTGAGCGTGGTGACCGGCGTCTGGATGACGCCTCGGCAGGGATGCGGCGTCAGCGTGACGCGGCTCGCGGTGGTGAGCGCGACTTGCACCGCGTCATCCGCCCGCAAGTTGATCGTCGCGATCCCGCCCGAGAGCACGGCCGCGTGGCCGCTGATCCCGTACGAGTAGCCTTCTCCTGGCGTCGTGTCGATGGTCGCCAAGCCTTCGGCATAGAGATTCTCGGCGGCGGCAGCGGCTCCCAAGGTCACGACGATCTGCTTGCCGCCGACGGCGACGGCGGCGGTCGGCGTGAGCTGGCCGTGGACCGCGACTTGCGCGGGCGACTGCAGCAGGTTGCCGGGGACGAGGTTGGCCGCACCGGCCAGGACGTAGCGATACATCCGGCCGCGCGAGTCCACCGAGATCGATCCGAGGGCCGCGAGCGGCGTGGTCGAATCGCTCTGCACTTGCCCACCAGTGATGGTTGGAAATCCTGAAAGATTCATGACAGTTGTCCTCCTTTCTCTGATGGGTCTACGCGATGGTGGTGACGGTGCCGAGGTGCCGACGTGCGGTCGCGCACAAGTTGCCCACGCTGAACACGCGATGCACGCGCATGAGCTGGTTCGCGGGCTCGATGGGTTCTTTCATCTTCATCCACGCGCCTTTGAGCACCACGAGGTTCAGAAAGGTTTTGTTGATGAAGTACGCGGTCGCGGCGGTCGCACTTTCGTCGTAGACGTACGGAATGCCGAGGAACGCGATGGCCTCGTTGAGCCAGCCGAGATCGGGATCCGCTTCGCCGTCGCTGTCTTTGACGAGGTTCGTCACGTCGGTCAGGAGCTTGTGGTAGCCCTCAAACGACGCGCGATCCGAGATCAAGCCGGTGGGCTTTTTGTCGGTGCCGCCGAGCGAGCACTGATTGTGTACCGACAAAAGTGCCGCGCGATAGTTGTTGAACGCGGTGCCCGCGCCACTCGCCTGCTTCGACCGCCAGAACGCCCAGGTGCCGGCGTTGATGGAGCCGACCGTGCCGGTGGTGGGATCGGCCGGGATGATCTTTTTCAGCCCGTCCCAATCTTTTCCACCGTTGCCCGTGCCGTCACCCCAGAGCATTTCGTTGAGTGACTGCAGCGCGCTCGACACGCCGTTCTTCAACTTCGATTTGACGACGTCGATCTTGCGGTTCGCGACCGCGTTGCGAAGTTCCTCGAGGTCGCTGAAGACCACGGACCCAGCGTGGATCCGCTGCTCGTAGCGCGCGGCATCGAACACGTCGATGCGCGTCGTGTCAATCGTTTCGAGTTCGCTGATGGATCGGAACGTGGTGTTCTGTGCGTACTCGACCGTCACTTCGAACAACCGCCCACCATCCGCGTACTCGCGATAGCCGCCGTCTTTCAAGAGGTACAAGAGCGCTTGGCTCGTGAACGTCTGATCGACGGGGCCCGAACTCCAGAGATTTTCCCACGCCACACTGGCGACTTGCCCGATATTTGGATCAGCCAACGGAGCACCATTCGGTGCCGCCTAACGGATCGGAGATCCGCGCGCGGCTTACCGCGCAGCCGTCGAAGTCAGGGCGGAATTGATCGCGCGTTCCAACCGCGCATCCAATCCCCCGCGATTTTCACGCGTTCCTGATCGAGCGACTGCGGCCGCCCCCGGGCGAATCGTGTTCGCGGCGGAGGCTTGCTTGATCTCGTCGAGCGTCTGTCGGCGGGTTTCCGCTTTGAGCGTCGTGGTGCTGGTCTGGAGGTCTTCCTGAAGGGCCCGATTGTACGCGGACAGCAGCGTCGTCCGTTTGTCGCTGACCATGATCTCGCGAATACGTGGCGTGAGGTCATCGAAGCGATGCCACGTTTTCGCTTCCCGCACGGCTTCGCCCGCGAACGATTGGGCCTCGGCGCGGATCTGCGCCACGCGTGCGGAATGGTGGAGCTGCTGTAAGGGCTGCAGTTCGCCGCTCAGTTGCTGTTTGAATTGGCCCAGCGCGTGATTGACGTACTGTTGGACTTGCTCGGCGGTATACGCCCGCTGCCCATCGACGCTGACGAGCGCCGGTTCTGGCAGTTGGGGTGGGTCCGCTCGTCGCTGGTCGGGCGCTTCGCCGTCCCGATAGCGATACGTGCCGTCGCGCTTCAAGGCCTGGAGGGTCAGTTCCGCGTGCGTTTGCGGATCCCGGCGCAACAGGTCGATGTGGGCGCGCACCTCGACCGGGTCGAGGCTGTCGGCGAGTCCATACTCTTCGAAGACTTTGGCGCGCGTCGTGTCGCGTTCGCGGGCGCGCGCATTCTCCAGCACATGCTGCCACTTGGCAGTCGGCGGTTCCCCGGCCGAGGTCGGCTCGGGTGTCGCTGTCGGGACGCTCGCCCGTCTCGTGGGCGTGTCGGTGGAACTCGTCGCGGCGGCTGTGCCTTCAACCCCGGAAGACACGGCGGGGGCTCCTGGCAGCGTGGGACCAGAAGAATCCGGTACGGACGGCGTGGTCGCCGGGGCCGACGTCCCGCCCGAGGGTGACTCGGGGGCCGACGTCGTCTCCACGGCTGAGCTAACTGCCGCACCTATTGCGCTATCGAGGCTCATATGACCGAGGGATCCCTCACCTTGCTCCTGTCTCGCAGCGGAGCACTCGTATCTTTGAGCCTATATCCGGTGTCAACAGGAGGCCGATCCCCCCGCCGCGCGTCCCGTTGGTGGATAGCCAAGATGGGCTAACTTGGCTATACTTTGGGCATGAATGTGTCCCTCACGCCCGAGCTGCAGGCGTACATCGACGCGAAGGTGAAGACGGGCCGCTACAACAACGCGAGCGAAGTCGTCCGCGAAGCGCTGCGCTTGATCATGGACTACGACACGTTTCGCCACGAGGTGCGCGCGGCGATTGAAGCGCGGGCGGTGGAAACGACCGGGCTGATCGATGCCGCCGCCGCCGTGGGGGCGTTCAAGTCGAAGTTACAGGCCCGCGCAACGGCGAAGGCGTGAGGGCGCGCCTCCACCCACTGGCGCACCAGGAACTCGCGCAGATCCTCTCGGCGGTCGCTGACCTCAACGTCCCCGCCGCCACGCGGTTGGCGGATGACTTTCTCGCGATGTTCGATCTGATCGCCACGATGCCGGGGAGGGGATCGCGTCGGCTGGATCTCACCGACCAGGGGGACGTCCGCTTCGTCCGCGTCCGTGACTACCTCGTCGCGTATCGGGCCGAGGTGATTCTGCTGATCGTGCATGCCGCCCGCGACCTCCACGGGCTGCTGCCGCACCTCTTGTCCGAGCGGGAATGATGTGGTGTGCTAGATTGACCCACAGTCGCGATGAGCAGGGGTGCTTACGGCCCGCTACCTGGGCGGGCACGGCGATCAGACGGCAGGCCGACGTCCCTCACGGGGCGTCGGCCTGTTGTCGTGTGGGGGGAGTTGATCGGCGACGTGAATCTTCCGGTGGTGACGAGAAGGCGTGGTTGGAGCCCACCTCCCCATCGCCCGCGAGCGTCACGCCGCCGATCAACTCCCCCCCAGCATCCGAATGTGCTAACCTGCGCTCGTTCGTCCTAGCGGGGTTAGCCTTACGTCCTTACGCCCTAGCGGCGTCAACTTTGCAATCGACCGACGGCCGAGGATCTATCCCCCGGCCGTTTTTTTATGTCTAGGGAGGCGTGTGTCGGCGGCGGGCGTTGGAAGCCGCCGGGTGGGCGCGCAGGTTGGAGGCCGTCCGCTCGACCGGTGACCTCGTCCCGCCGCCGACACACGCCCACCCCCTACCGCGTCACGGCCCGCCGCCGGTCGGACGCGGGTTCCTCGTAGGCCCGGGCGGCAAACCCGAGCTGATCACTGAGTTCCGTCGCTTGCCCTGGCGTCGGCGGATCGCCACTCACCAGTTCCGCCGCCGCGACCCAGAACGTATCCGTCCCATTGAGAAACGCGTGGCCCGAGATCATCGCGCCCTCGGGCGTCTCGCGCGTGATGATCAGCGGCACCATGTCGCCTTCGGCCACGGGATCCCCGAGTCTCGCTGCCGCGCCCGCCGGCCATTCCGGGGGGTTGCGTGAGGCGCGGTTTTTGATGCTGTCGCTCGTGGTGCGTTGGGCCGCGATGAGCGCGACATCGCTGGCCGAGAGGACGTAAAGGACGGTCGTGCCAATTCGCATGGGCATAGGGTCACATCACCTGAAGGGGCGCGTGGATCACGCGCGAGGATTGATGGTAAAGCGTGCGGCAGGAACAGATGAGCAGCAGCCGCTCGGGCGTGAGCGCCATCGCCAGCGCGAGATCTTCCGAGAGCGGGTTGCCGTCGAAACACGCGCGATGAAAGAGCCGGGGCTCCTTGTGGCGCGCGCGCAGCGCGGCGAGGTACCGGCGAATGAGCAGCGCCTCCATGTCGTGGAGCAGCGTCGTCGGCCGCGCCACCGGCCCCGTCTGCGTCATGATCGTGCCGCCGATCTCGTCGCTGCTCGTCGCGGCGATGTTGGGGAGAGAACTGAGCACGAGGTCGGTGGTGCCGGTCGGCGGCGTGTAGATCGCGTGGCCGCAGCGGCACTCGATCAGCACGCGGCTCGCGCGCACTTGCATCCGCACGCCGTGGTAGCGGTTGCGCTGAAAGCAGTCCTCGCACCAGAGCGTCTCGACCAGCTCGTAGTGTTTGAAGATCGCGGTGACCGCGCCGTGGACGTGCGCTTCCTCCTGCGTCATCGGCGGCACGACGATCTCGGGCAGGGTCAGCGACGAGAGGTGCGTCGGGAGGCACTCGCTCTTCTTGGGGCCGGTGGCGCTTTCCTGCTGGTTCCTGATCCGCAGGCCCGCCGCGTTGAGCAGCTCGAAATACTGCGACTTGCTCGTGACGTAGGGACGCCCGGGTAGGCCATCGACATACTGCGGGCCATTCCACATGCGGTCGTCGTGGACGGCGAGCGTCTGCTTCTCGGGCGCAGCGGTCGCGTCGGCCACGGGCTCGAGGGGCGGCGGCGGGCGCGGCGGGATCGCGTGCGGATCGTCAGCCATGGGCACTCCTCACACCAAGTTGGGCGCGACGATGAACGGGTAGATGCTGCTCCACAGGTCGCGCGGCGGGTTGTCGTAGAGCACGCGCGACTGGATGCGCCAGTCGCCGGTCACCGGCAGATCGCCCGCGACGGTGACGTAGAGCAACTTGCCCTCTTTCCCACTCCCGATCTTACTCGCCACCTTCTCGGCTGCGCCGGTCGTGTCGGGCGCACGCAGGTAGACCTTCATCGCGATGGCGGTCGTCAGATCCAGCGGTTGCCCGTTGGACGCCGTGAGCAGCATCACGATCTCCACGCCGATGACGCCGACTTGCAGGGTGACCGCCATCACTTCTCCTTCACTCGTCGCAGAGACAGTCCGCGCCCCACTCGTTCATCCCCACGGCGAAGATGACGCGCGTGGTGACGTGCATCGGGATGAGGACGCGCCCCGCCGGGACGCCAACCGGCGCGGGTGTTTCCCCCATCGGGAAGACCAGCAACCCCGTCATCCACCGATCCACGTCGGTCAGGTCTTCGATCTGCCAGGTGTAGTCCTTCAGTGGCGGCGGGGCAACCGACGTGCTGAGAGCTTCGACGACGTACTGCGTCACGCGGCCAGGGACGAGCGCCGTAGCACTGAGCGCCTCGATCACCGTCTGGCTGATGCGGGCGGTCGGCACTGGCAGCGACAGCAGCTCGATGGCGTCCTGGGTGGTCCGCACCGACGCGGCCATCCCTTCGATGAACACCGCGACCGCCGCCGCCGCGCCGTGGCCGCCGCCCGTCCATGACCAACTCGGATTGATCGGGGCCGCTGTGGTCTGGATGAGGTACGCGGCAGAGATTTGATAGTTAGTGCCGCCCACGCCGGGAATGGTGATCAGGCCCGTAAATCCAGACGGGGCCGCATCGGTGACCGGGGTATCCCCACTGAGGCCGGTGAAGATCAATGCGCCATTGACGCTGGGGGTGACACTGCCGCACGCGAGGGGCGAGGTGCCGCCGGTCGCGCCATTTTGTTGCCCGTCGTAGCCCGTGACCCCGGCGTAGGCATAGACCACGACGGCCGCGTACGTCGCGGCGCCGCTGACGGTGATTGTGTGGCTCGTCCCGACTACGGGATTGATCACATAGAACAGTCGTTGCGTCGGCCCGCCGGCCGTGCGCTGCGTCAGACCGATATACGTGTTCCCCTTGGAATCGGAGACGGCGGGCGTGCCCCCGGCATCGGAGGCCACCGTCACGATGATGCAAGTCGCCCCGGTCGTCGTAAACGCCCCGGTGGTCCCGCCTGCGGGCCCGAGGGCGGCACTGACCGACGCGACGAGCGCAATCGCCATGCGCCTACGCCGTCCGCTTGTAGCCGAACTGGGCCGCGTTGAAGTCGGCCTCCACCCAGGCCGCGCTCGTGCCGGGGTTGGTGGCGGCGATCTGGAGCCCGTACGCGTACGTGAGCCCAGGCGAGAGGGCGGTGCCGGGGTAGTCCACGCCACTGTGCCGAATGACCGGCGCGACGGTGCAGACGCCCGCGTCGGACTTTTTCATGTTGAGGCAGTGCTGGAGGCCGTAGATCGTCGCCCCGACGACGGGTGCATCCTGCACGACGAAGGTGTCGGTCAGGGGCGACGTGGCCGCGCTGTTGTAGTCGGTATCCCCGTTGGGCGCGGCGTCGTCCACGTTCTGCCAATTCGCGCCCGTGGACGGCGTCCACCCCGTCGTCGCCCCCGCCGCCGTGGGGACGAGGGGATCGACGCGGCAATCGCCGAGGAAGGTGTTCCACGGCGCGGCCCCGGTGCCGTCCAAGACGTAGACATCATCGAAGTCCACCGTCTTGCCCTCGCCATAGCAGCCGAGCCAGACCGACGTCCACGCGCTCGATCCGTTGGCGGTGTCGATACTGGTGAGGGTGAGGACGGCCGTGCCATTGACCCGCACCGTCACCGCACCCGCCGAATCGTGGATCACGACTTTCAATTCGACATACGCATACACGCCAGCCGCCAGCACGCTCCCGGCGGAACTGCCGAGCAAAGTGGCGCTGATGGGGTTGCCGGGACCAAACACGGCGGTCGATCCCCGATACGCCGCGATGGACCCGTCCGCATTCGCGCGCAGATGGACGTGTTCGCGGTTCGCATTGAGGTCATAGACCCCGAGAAAGTTCAGCGGATCCGTCCCGACCGCGAGGGTGTTGGCTTTGAACGCCGTCCCGACGATTGCGGTGGTATCTGCCGGCGACGGGCCGCGCATCGCATACGCGACCGACGAACTGAAGCGGAGGCCGGGAGAACTGCGTCGGCCATCCGTGGCCGTGATGGCGACCGTCCCGGCGCTCGACGGCCACTTGGTCGCCAAGTCGGCGGTGACGTAATGCGCGAAACTGTCCATGAAGAGCAACATAGCGTCTCCGTTTACGGGGCCAACGACGTCGGGTTGGCGGTTTTGGTGCGATACGTTTCGGGATCGCCCGTGGGCCCCGGCACCGCGTAATTGACCGGGAGAAAGACCGCCGTCGTCATCGCGACGTCGGTGCGATCTTCCGCCCACGACCACACCGTGTTGATCGGCGCGGCGGTCGGTTGCACGTAGAAGCCCACCGAGCCTTGCACGCCATCGGAGTTGCCCCCGGTCAGCGGGAAGACGGGGGGATCGACCACGTCCGCGCCCGTGACCGGGGGCCCGACGTCGTAATACTCGCCGAGCGAGGTCAGGCCGGTCAGGATGAGCGCGCCATCGGCGGCGGGCGTGACACTGCCAGTCGCCTGCGGGGACGTCGTCGCCCCACTGTGGCCGGTGCCGTTCTCGGTCTGATAGGCCACCACGTTCGCAAAGCCGAAGATGATGATCGGCGTGCTCACGCCACTGACCGTGAACGTGTGGCCGTAGCCGACCGTGGGATTGAGGCAATACCAGAACCGCATCCGCACGGTGCCGGGGGCCCCATACGCGGTGAGCGGCGTCCAGGCGTTGCTTTTCGAATCGGTGATGACGAGCGTCGGCCCCTCGACGTACAGGATCGCGACGACGAGTAACGACGCGCCCACCGTGCTCACCGCGCCGGTCGGGCCCGAGTGCTGCGCCGAGATCGTGATGATGAGTGAGATCGGCGGCGGCGGATCGTGGACGACCACGAGGTCGTCGGGCTGGTTCTGTGCCGTCAACGCGGTGCCCCAGAGCGTGAGGTTCGACGCGTTGACGGCGAGGCCGAGCACGAGCGCGAAGTACGACGCGCCGTCACCGGGGACCGGCCAGTAGCGGTCCTCGCGGAACCCATCGACCGACGTGCCGCTGGCTTCATCGATCTCCACCGGCAGGCCGAGCGGGCCGACGAACTCAAACAGATGCACGACGAACGCGCAGGCAATGGACGCCGTGACGGTGACCGTCGTCGCCCCGGCGAACGCGTGCGGGCAGCGCCACACCGACATCATCTGCGGCGGGTTCGAGCCAGGACCGAACGTCGCGATGGTGGTGTAGCTGTTCGCGCGGTTGTCGGTCACGGTGAGCGCGAAGGGCGCGACGTTCGCCATCACGACGACGAGTAACTCGGAGCCGACCGTGACCGGCGACGTGAAGGCGTGCGAGAGCGTCATCGCCACCCCGGCCGAGGGCGCGGCCGTCGTCTGTAACCGGTCAAACGGCGGCATCAAGCAGACTCGCGCGTCGGCGTGGCTCCCCGGCGCGTCGGATATTTTGCTTCGGTGATCAGGTCGCCACTCGGGCGGCGAAGGGGCGCATCGCGCTGACAGGACTCGCAGCGATGGCCGTCGGTCGTGCGGCAGACGTCGCCGAGGCACTCGCCGGGAGTGTGACAGTCCACGCATTGGAAGACGTGGCTCATCACATCGTCCTGCCGGAATTGTTCTGGAGATTGCCGGTGAGCCGCGTGTCGTGCTTGTCCACGGGCTCGATCCCCTGCGGGGCCTTGATTAGTTCCGGGGCCAGCGTGGGCGGCGGCGGCAGTTCTAACCCATACATCTTGGAGAGATAGAGCCTAACCCCCTCATAATTCGGCGACATCGGGTTCAGATCATCCCCGCGCATTGAGAACGTCGCCTTGGGCGGTTCTGGTTTCGCGGGCTCCGGTTGCTTAATCAGCGGCACCCTGTCCTGGCCGAACGCGTCACACAAGAGCCCCGCTACTTCCATCTGGTTGAAGTACGGATTGTTGCTGACGAGGTTGACGAACCGCAGCATCTTCTCGCGTTCCTGCGAGGCATCGACGCGCACGCTGCTGTCGGGATTGAAGGTGAAGAGGTAGTCGCCCGCAATCGTCGTGCGGTCCCATTGCGCGAACCGCTTCGCGCCGTCCTCGCCGACGATCTCGACCAGTTCCTGATCGGTCGCGAAGAGCTGCACGAGACTGAACAGTTTCTTGCAGCCGCGCGCGTACTGCGTCAGCAACCGCACGCGTTCTTTCGCCTGCCGCGTTTCGGTGGCGCGCTGGATCAGGCTCGCTTCGTACGCGGTGTCGGTGTCATCGGATCCGAGGCCCTGCTGGTTCGCGCCACTCGCCGTCAAGCGGTCGATGTCGTTCTGCGTGATGGCATCAAATTGGAAGTTCTCATTTGGGAAGTGCGCGACGGCGAGTGCGCGCAGATCGCTTTCACTGATGGGCCCCTCGAACTTTATTAAGCTCTGGATTTCTCCTGACTCCAACTGCTCGACCGTATCGCGCGTCAGCGCGGGGCTCTTCACGTTGATGCCGCGCATCGGCATCGAGCGCCGTCGCTGCTGCACCATCTGCGAGCGGCCCAGGCTCTTCTCGTCGGCGATGTCGCGCACCACGCTGCAGTCGCTTTTCGGGAACGCGCTGTTGACGCGGCTGCGGAGCGTGAAGACGTGGATCGGGTAGCCGCGCATCCCGCCCGTGAACCGGCCCATGTTGTCGAAGCGTTGCCACGGCGAGTTCTCGTGGACGACGACGCCCTGGCCGTTGCGCCCGCTCTTCTTGGCGAGCACGACGAGCCGCCGGATGCGCTCGGGATTGAGTTCCGTCGCGTCGTAGAGCGAGGCGCGATACCAGATCTCGTAGCCGCAGGCCACGCTGCGCTTCTCGAGCGCATCGCGGTCGGCGGGGGCGACGAGCCGCTCGGACCAGTTCAGATCCGAGAACGACGACGGCTCGACGCCATACCGCCGCACCAGTTCCTCGGTGTCCGCATAAAAGCGGAACGCCAACCACGGCGCGGCGTCAAAGCGGGAGCTGAGAAAGCCCACCGGGGAGAGAAAGTCGTCAGGGCTGATGCGGTTCCAGTAGTAATCGCACCAGAGTTTCTGCGGGTTCGTTTCCGTTTCCGGCTGGCCGTCTGGCCCGAGCGCGAGCGTCTCTTCGTTCTGGTACCCGCCCGTCATCGGATCGATCAGCGGCTGGCCGCTCATCGGATCGAGCTTCGGCACCGAAGCGCCGGTCAGCGGATCGGTGACCGGCTCCATGCGGCCGGTCGGCGTCTTCACGTCCTGGGTGACGCTCTCGTAGCCGATCTTCGTCACGCCGATGCCGGCGGGCACGAGGATGTCGGAGAGCACCTCGTCCATCATCGCCACGGCGTCGATCTTGTCCTCGCCCAGGAGCGTGTCCATGATCGCCTTGACGATGGGCGCGACGGGCCGCGTCTCGGGCCGCGTGCCCGCGACCTGTAAGGCAGGCTGCTGATGAAATAACTGCGGCTTCTTTTGTTCGACGGTATAGAAGCCCACGTTGACCGAAATGGTGTCGTTGACGTGGACCCCGGGCAGCGTGGGCCGGTCGCCGTCATAGCGGCTCATGTTGGCCCGCCACGCCGGGACTTCCTCCTTCAACCGGTCTACCGCCGCGTCGATCTCGGACGACCAGAACGCTTCGCTGCCGTACCCCTCGTCAGGGAGCGGGATCGTCAGGTCCGTCGCCGCCGCCGCCGCCGCCGCCGGACGCCGCGTGAGCGAAGTCCCTGTGGACTTCGCACGTCGTTTCGCCATGAGAGCGCGAGCCCTTTGCTTCCAACCAGAGGGTGAACGGTCAGTATAAACCTTGCATCAAGGGGGGAATCGGGCCGCGATCTGGTGAGATCGATGGGACACGAGCGACACGCCCAAGATGTTGTGATTGTGGTCGCCAGAGACACCAAAGGCCGGGTGGCCCCGGCCTTCAGTGGTGTGTTTTTGGGACTGACGTGCGCCGACGCTTAGGAGAACCCCGCCAGATCCGCGGTGAGTTTCAGCAGTTTCCCGATGATTTCATGCGAGCGTTGCAGGGAGGCGTTCGCCTTTTTCAGCGCGTCGATTTCCTCACCTTGCGCGTCGAAGAGTTCGATTTGTAATTCGTAGAGCGTTCGCACGATGGCGCGTTCTTTGTCCTCCATTTGGGTGGCCTTAGCTACAGACGCGGGCCGCGCCCGTGCCGATGCAGATCACGCCCGTGCCGTAGTTGATGTAGGTGCCGGACGGACTGACGGTCCACAGGTTGCCCTGGCTGTCCGTGCCGCGCTGCGAACCGTCGCGCTCGATGGTCGTGCGCCACAGGCTGCCGGTGTTGAGATTGCTGCCGCGCACGGTCGTGGTCCCCGAGGTGTCCCGGTCCCACGAGTAGCGATTGCCCGAGCGCCAGTCGTAGGTCGTGCCGGAGGTCGGCGGCGGCGGCTGGATCGGGGCGTAGGGCACGTAGACCGGGTAGGTCGGGACCGGCGGCGGCGTGTAGCGATACGGGGTGTAGACGTACGGTTCATACACGGGGGTCGGGTCGGGGCGACGGCGGGACGATTGCGCCTGGGCGACGGCCGGGACGACGAGGATCAGGGCGACGAGGGGGAGCCAACGGACACTTCTCACAGGAAACCTCCAAACGGAAACGACAGAGGGAGAGTCTACCACGAGCGGTCGTTAGCGTGCGGCGTAGCGCAAGCCGCGCCGGATCGCGTCGATCTCGTGCCCGATGGCGTCGGGCGGCAGCGTCTTGACGATCTTCGTCGGCGGCAGCGGACGCGCCATCACCCAGTAGCGCAGCGCCGCAGCCGGATATTCGTCGGTCGTTGAATCGATGTCATCGGGCTGCTTCGCATCGGACACGAGCGTCAGGAACGTGTCGAGAAAGTAGACGCAGTCGGCGTGGACCTGGAGCGAGGGCGCGTCGAAGATGCGCGGCACTTCGCGGTCGTCGTCGCGAAAGGTTCGCACGTCGAGCCACGCGCGGATCCGCGCCCAGCCGTTGACGCGGTCCTTGTCGCCCGGGGTCATGTGCAGGCCGCGCGCACGGAACGTCTCGCTCACGGTTTCGCCGCGCGCCGTTTTTGTTTTCGGAAAGATCTCCGGTTGCGCGATCACGTCGATGAGGCGCGGAATCCCCTTCTCTTTCAGGAACGCGTGGATGCGCGTGGCGGCGACATCGGGCGTCGTTTTGAAAAAGGTCATCTCATGCCGCAGGACCGCGCGCCCATCGGTCTGGACGGCGATGAAGCCCATCCACCCTCTGGCCGCGTACGACCAGTGGAGAGCCCCGTAGTGATGAATCACTCGCCCGCCTCTGCTGCTGCTGCCAACGCTTCCCACTTTTGGAGGCACAGCGGATAGTGAACGTGGCCTCCGCGCTTGAGGAGAACGCCCATCTTGTCGAAGTCGAACGCCCCGCCACACATGATGCACCGCGAAGGAACGTATGGCGGCGGCTCCGCGATGGCACACGCCCAGTCCAACTGCTTTCGCAGCCGGTCGATCTCCGCGAGGGCGGCGTCGATGGCGGCGGCAACATCCTCATTCCCGCCACCGCAAAGTTTGGAGAAGCTCCGAAGCGTCTCGGTGAACGGCGCGTCGGTCATGGCGTCACCCGTGACTCTATTTCGATGGTGAACGGCAACGAGGGATCGCCCGTCATCCGCAGCCGCCAGGTATCCCCGCGCACGTCGATGTAGCGCCACGTCCCATCGCTACTCTTCAACATGACATCGCGATACTCTGGCGCATCAGCCCACGCGCCAATGTGCCCAGCCGAGGCGCGGACGATGCGGCTCGTCTCCCGCAGATACTGTGTCGTCTCAGCCAAGTTCTTCAGCATCTCCTCGATGTCCGCTTGGGTCATGGCGTCAGCCTACCACGAGCGGTCGTCAGGACTCCCAGTGCGCGCGCGCGAAGCGCTGCGGCACTTCGAACTCGTCGCCGCACAGGCGACAGCGATACGTGTGGCCGGCGCGCATCTGGCGCGGGCCGGTGCCGATGATCGGCAGAATGGTGACGTATTTCGTCGCGAGGGGAGCCATGGGATCGATCCAGAGATGCGCGTGTGCGGTAGACCACGAGAGGGGGTAGCGAGTCAGAGCGATAGCCATGGGATCCAACCTTCCATGGTCGTGGCTCCAACCCCCCCGACCGGAGAAACGACGCGGGGAGACGAGTTATTCGAGGTACTTCTGGTTTATCGTGTCCATTGTGCAAATCATAAGATCCATGAGGCGCGGGGGCCAGTTGTGTTTCCACCCTTTGGACGCGTTACAGGGTTGGCAAGCCGCCACGATATTGCTCCTCTCGTGCCGACCGCCACGACGGATCGACAGCCGATGATCCTGAGTGAGCGCGACGTTCGCGAAACAGTAGTAGCAGCAGCCACCTTGTGCAACTTTTGTCTCCTCCCAGTCCCGATGGGTGTAGCCGTCGCATTCCCCGCCGCGCAAGACGGCCCGACGACGACGACTCGCTTCCCTCATCACGTCAGGGTTCGCTCGCGCCCACTCCGCCTTCACGACTTTCAATAGGTCTTTGTTTTTGGCGCGATATTCGACGCCGCGTCGATAGACGCGTTCCTGGTTTGCCACGACCCAAGCGCGGGCCTTTGCGATACCTAACTCAGGATTCTTGTGATAACTCGCCTTCCTTTGGGCTTTTTCGCGTTCAGGATTAGCCTTGCGATTAGCTTTTCTGGTCACCAAAATACGCGGCTTGTTCTTGTGGTAATAAGCCGACCCCTTCGCCGCCGCGTTTGGGTCTGCGGCATATTTCGCACGTTTTCGTTGCCGAATCCCGTCCCGGTTTCTGTGGTAACTCGCGCGTTTATTTCGGCGATGCTGCTCAGGATTTTTTGCCACCCACGCCTTGTGGTCTGCCTTGTATTTCTCTGGATTGGCTTTTCGACGCGCGAGGACAACCTCCTTGTTGGCGGCGTACCACGTCTTCGCCCGCATTTTGTACAGTTCCTTATTCGCCAGATAGTGCTGTCGCTGGTAGGCCTTCGGGTTGGCTGTTTTAATGGGAGAACTCATACGGGCTCCGCGTGCGTCACATGGATCGCAGGATCAAACGTCTCCCAAAACTGGCCCGCCATCACGGACCAGTCGCCTTCGGCTAATTGCTTGTATCTGGGAGCCGACAATCCGGCGAGCGTCTTCTCGCGATAATCCGGGGCGAGGTACGGATTCGACGTCAACGTGCAGTTGATGAAACCGTACTCTTCGGCACGGTATTGGGGATAGAGATCCCGATCTGGTGCCTTCTTCAAAAACATACTTACCAACCATCGGTGAGCCCTTCCTCCGGGGTTGCTCCATATGCGGGTGCAGCCTGCACGCTTCCCCATCCGTTGATAGGCGAGACGCGCGGTCGCGGATCCTCGGGCTCGCGACGACAGCTCGCTGATGGCGAGCGGCAGTAGTTGCACGCCTTCCTCCAGCGCGACCTCGTCAAACTCCTGGCCGATGTGCTGTTGGATGTCGCCAACGTCGTCGCAATAGCCCGCTTGGATCATCGCGTCGTTGTTGTCGTCGTGGTGAAACACCATCACGCGCGCTTGCGCTTTGTATGTGGCATCGCCGAGGAGCTTGGCTTCGCGCGCCATGTGGCCGAGATGGTTCCGCTCTAGTTCCGGGTAGCTTCTCCGAATCAGGAGCGATCTGAATCCTGGGATTTCCCGGCATTTTTTGTAGAGGTTCCAGCGGCATCCCACGGACTTGCTCACGCCGGCCGCGCCCGCCACGAGCAGGTTCGTGGTCGTATTTTCACCGACCTCGATTTGCAGCGGCAGCGGCAGGAACAGGATCGGCCCACTGCTCTGCCCTGCCTTCCGCATCGCCGCCGCGAGTTGGCGATCTGCACAGGCGTCCGTCGAGCAAATCCAGTGCTCCTCGCCCATCCGTCGAAACGGTTGCCCACACCAGAGGCAGCGGGCGATCTCATGCAGGTCCGGGGCTCCATGGACGGCTGGGGCCCCATTCAGCACTAGCGGCGATGGGATCGGTTCGCTGAGTGGTTGGTGCCCAGGCCGCGCTATGGGCTCGGTGTCGAGGGCAACGGCAGAGGCGGCTCCTCGTTCTCGCTCTCGCTTGGCTTTGATGGCTTTCCAGGGGATGAACTTCGCCATTTTTCCTGCTCCTCCGCGAGCATCTCACGCCGACGTTTCGCCACCCGCTTCTTGAAATCCATCGGCGGATCAGCGACCGGTGGGGCCCACTTGGGAGCAGCTCGACGCGTGATCGGCGGCGGATCGGGTGGCACTTGGGACGGCTTGACCGGCGGCAGGTCGGCCGCGCGACGGGTAATCTCGGCCAAGAGGTCGAGCGTCTCGGTGTCGGTGTGTCGGCGCATAGGCACCTCCGGGGACGGCACGGGGCGACGTGGGCGCTGGGGACGACGTGGGGAACTCCCCCGCATTTTACGGCGATGGGCGACGACGCCGCTCAGGAGGTTGTCGAGCGTGCGGATGTCGGCCACTGTGAGCGACCGGTCGTAGACCCGAACGGCCGCGAGTTTCAGGTTGTCGCGGATCTCGCCGTGGTCGATGGCGTGTTCCAACCCGCGATAGGCGATGGCGCGGAGCGTTTTGATGGGGTCAGCAAACGGCGTTCCCGGCTGTTCCACGCGAGAGCGTGGGGCGCGCAGCGCTGCCTTGGGGGTTTGATCTGCGGGGGGGGGATTAAGGGAACGCGCGCTGGGGGGGGCTGAAGCGTTTTTTTTCGGACAAAAAAAATTGCGCCGTTTGCCGGGGCCGGTGCGATTGCAGCGAGCCCTGGCACTGGGGGCGCGACGGTTCCGTCGGCGGGTCACCCCCGAGTTCAGGCCACCCAGGCGGGCGGCAGCGCGGCATTGGGCCGCGCGTTCCGGTGAGCCGTTTCGAACCACTTGCAAAGACACCCCTCCCGTCAGGACAGGTTTCCGGCTGTTTTTTAGGACAGCTCACGCCGGAAACATGGGTTGCGTTCTCGAAAGAGGTTGATCTAGACTGGGGTCCAACCGCGCTACCCAGTCTGTTTTCGCGCTCTTTCGAAAACGACTTTTAACCGCCGCTTCAGCTTGTCCAGGCTGGGGCGGCGGTTCTGTTAAGAGGCGAGTCTAGATCCCGTTTGACTCGCCCGTCAAACTTTTTAGACCAAAGCCCTATCCACATACGCCCTATTCCGCGATCTCGGGCTCACCGTGTTTCGCGAAATAGTCGTTGAGCGCCTCGTTCACTTGCGCCTGGAGCGTCATCCCGCGCGTAATGCCCATCATCCGCAGCTTGTCCTTCACGGCGTGGGCATAAAACACCGTGAGATGCGTCTTCGTCGCGCGCCCTGGCCGGTAGTAGGGCGACTCCCCTGCCGGGGCCGGCGGCGCGGCGGCGCGGCGGATCTTCTGCAGGGCGACATCGGCCAGTTGGGGTTTAGACATGGACTCCTCCAGTGGTTGACGAGTTGGAGTTCACCAGTTCACGCATGAACTCGTACACGAGTTGCGTTTCCGCCGCCGCTTTCCCGCGTGGCTCGTACTCCAGTGCCACTTGGCCGAGGATGGTCGCGTCCGAGAAGGCCTCGCGGTTGCCGAGGCCGGTGGGGCAGACCGGGATCCCGAGCTGCTCGAGGAGGACGCTCGCATCCGCGTGCCGGGAGCCCCGCGCCGAGACGGCGTTGAGCACGGCGGCGACCGACCGCGTGCCGGTGCTGCGGATTAGCTCAAGCGTCGTGGCGACCGTCTCGAGGTCGAAGAGTTTGGTGCGGCAGGGGATGAGCACCAGTTCCGACACGCGCGCGGCTGCCAAGGCCGCCTGTTCCGCCCGAGGCGGCGTGTCGATGATGGCGAGATCGACGCCGGCCTCGGCGGCGGTCTTCAGGGTCTGGGGCAGGCGCGCGGCCAGGGTGGGAATGACGTGCGGCGGGTGGCCGTGCCGCCGGTCGCCCCACGCCGCCGCCGTGGCCTGACTGTCCACGTCGATGATGACGACGTTCTGGCCCGCCTGCATCGCCGCCACCGCCAACGAGAGCGCCAGCGTGGTCTTGCCCGATCCGCCTTTTTGAGTGATCACGGTCACGATATGCATGGAGTCAACCTCTCAACGAGTCAATGTGTCGGCTGATCTCGTGAAGAACTTTAGGAGTTGACGCCGCCGGTACGATGGGAGCGGGTCTACCCGATCCGGGTGTGACGTGAAGGGCGGGTCGAGCGCTGGCCCCTGATGACGGCGTGCCGTGCCGCCTGCGCGCTGCTGGGAAACCGGATCGGGCCCCCCCTTGCACGAGGGGGTACGATCTAGCGTTCACGACCGAACGACGCACGGGCTGGCGGTTGGAGGCGGCTCGCGCGGGAAGGGGAGTCCTCCGACCATGTCCCTCTCGGCGCTGATCTCCATCGTCATCGTGCTCGTCATCCTCGGCTTGGCCCTGTGGCTCATCGAGAGCTACGTACCCCTCTCGCCGCCCTTCAAAGTCGTCATCCGCGTCGTGGTGGTGCTGTTCATCGTCCTCTGGCTGCTGACGCAACTCGGCATCTGGCACGGGCCGGTCTTCCGATGATCACCACGCTGCTGCGCTGGCTCGGCGTCTGCAACCACGGCGACATGTACCGGGAGCACCGGGAGATCGCCGGTCGCCCCGTGGCGTGCTTTGTCTGCCCCTGTGGGTTCGTCAGGCCGGTGATCGAGCGCACCGACGAGGAATACGCCCACTTGGACCGAGTCGCCGCGCCTGCGCGGTCCAGGCGGGTCTGATAGAGTAGTCGGGCCCGCTAGTTGTTGATCGCAACTGGCGGACCCTCACCACTACCGGTCGTTGAGGCGACCGACAGATGGCTACACAAAAGCATCTCACGCCTGAAGAACGAGACGAACTTCGCGCATACAACCGCGCATGGCGGGACCAGCACCGGGATGAAATTAACCGTCGTGCTAGAGAACGGCGTGCCTCGCATCCAGAAAAAGCGCGAGCACTTGATAAAAAAAAGCGAGAGCGACCGAACGATATTGCCCGCCGGAAAGGTTGGCGGCAGCGACATCCTGGGAAACAGAAGTCGTATGCCGCCAGATACAACTCATCAGAAAAAGGGAAAAGTCGCCGCACGAAGCAGCAAACGAAAAATCGCCAGTATCTGAACAACAAGCAGAGAAACTGGCGCGATGCAAATCCCGAGAAGGTGAAAGAAGGAAACAAGCAGCAGTGGTCAAAACATCGCGACAAAAATATAGAAAGAAAAGCCAAGAAACGGGCCTCAAACATTGCCGCCGCTCGAGCTTATGAGCGAGATTGGTCGCGCCGAAGATGGCACGGAAACGCCAACTACAGAGAGTCGAAACTTCATCGTGCGCGACGGCATCGCGCTAATAGGACTGGTCCTCACCCGCTCTTCTCTAAACAGGACAAGGCGGAGATTTTCGCGAGCGGCTGCTGTTTTTACTGTGGTGTATCAGGAGTAGAACTCACCGAGGACCATGTGGTTGCACTAACGAAGGGTGGAGCGGACTCGAAAGAGAACATCGTCGCAGCTTGCAGGTCATGCAACTCTTCGAAGCGCGCGAAGCCCCTAGAGGCGTGGCTTGCCAGCGGGGGTAGAATTAAGCGCAATTAAATAGCACTGCGCTGCTGGCGGTTGGAGGCGGCGGCGCGGCCCATCCCCGGAGGCCAGATGGCCTACGTGCGTTGTGATGTTGCCTCCAACGGTCCCTACGAGTACCGATTCGTCGGTCAGTGGTTCCCACGCTGCGACGTCAACCCAACCGGCGCGTGGGTCGCCTGCGACTGCGACGAGAACGGCAGCAACGTCTACTCGAAAACATCAGCAGGCGAGCGGCACGAGTTAGGGCCGCGTCACCCAGACAACCCAATCTGCGTCCGATGGATTCCAGGCCGGAACGTGTTCAAGGTCGCGTGGGTAGACGGAGCCGCGCAGGGTCACACGATTGACATCGATGGGCACGGATTCCGCATCCCCGGGTCCGAAGGCACGTTCGACGCGAGTGGCGCGGGTTCGCAAGGGATCCGCGACATGGACGAGATGGGGACGATCTACTTCAAGGACGCCACTGACGCGATTGAAGTCGACGGGCTCACGCTCCTGCATTGGCGCGAGCGCGACGACTTCTTTGTGGGTGTGCTTTCGGACACTTGGCTCGGCGTCAGCGTCTTCGACACGTTTCACCACGCGTGGTATCGCGCGTTTCCGCACGATGTCCAGTTGTTGCCGGGGATCGCCGAGAACGGCACGGTGTCAGTGACCGGCGAGGGCGGCGGCTTCATCGAGCCGACCGTCTGGGTGAAAGCGCCCTTCGATCCGCACGCGACGACCGAGCCGCCGCCGATTGATCCCCCCGATCCCCCGGATCCGCCCGATCCCCCAGACCCGCCCGATCCACCCGATCCGCCGGATCCACCCGATCCGCCCGATCCACCTGATCCCCCGGAGGAGCTAATGAACCGCAACGTCGTCTACGTAGACTCGTGCTGGCACGAGGTCGAAGAAGTTCCGCACCAAGACGCGGGCCCCGAGCATGGGCCGGTCGTCGGCGTCGTGCGGGTGAAGGACAGCCAGATCCTGAAAGTCCGCTCAGACGGGAAGGTCGAGTTCGAAGCAGGGAGTCCCGGCGCAGATGAGCGCTGCATCCCCGTCCCCGGCGGCTACGTGGCGTTGCGCGAGAAGACCGTCGTCGTGCGAAGAGCGGGGCCATGGACCGTCTAGAGCGCGACCACGACCTCGGGTGGTGGCTGCAGAGCCAGGGCGGCGCGGCGGAAGCGGTCCCTCGGCCCACGGTGGTGCCGCTGCGTCGAGACGGCGTGAAGCTCGTGCGGCCTGACGGCACGCTCTGGAAGTACCGGTTCGTCACCGGCTTTCGCGGGCCGGAACTCTACGCCATCGGCGAGCACGGCTGGCTCGAGGATTTTTACGGCGCGGTGATCGATCACGGCGGGAACGGCGTGCGCGTGTTTACGATATGGAACAACACCAAGTACTGGCCGCACTCGCGTCCCGACTACTACGACAAGCTGTGGGAGTTTTGCGAGCACGCGCAGAGCTTCGGCCTCTACATCCATCTCGTGGCGTTCTGCGATCAAGTGGACAACTCCGACGTGCGGCTCACGACCGCCGACCAAGACGAGCACATGGAGCAGTGCCTCGCGATCACGCGCGAGCGGTATGGACAAGTGCTGCTGGAGGTCGAGAACGAGAGTTTTAAAAACGGAAACAATGCGCTCGCCTCGCGGTTTCCCGACGAGATGTTTGAGGGGATCCTCGCGATGCGGAGCAGTTGGGAGGATGGCGCAGATCCGTCGCTCGGCGGCTGGCTCTCGCTCGCGACGAAGCATTTGGATCGCGGCATCGAGTGGACGCGCAAACCGAAAACGCTGCACGAGATTCAGTTCGAAGGGTTGGGCGCGTATCCGCCCGCGAAGATCCCTGGCCTCTCCGGGGAACCCGAGCGCATCGGCAACGGGCAGGGCATGGTGACCAACCCTCGGCAGCACGCCGACAACGCCGCCTGCGCGGAACTGATGGGTTTGGGCGGGTGTCTGCACGGCGGCTACAGCTCGTTCGACGCCGATCACGACTCCGACTTACAGAACTGCTGCTTCCGAGGATCCGCGAATGCGATGGCGTGCGCGCAAGCGGTCGCCGATGTCTGGAAGTCGAGCGTCTGGGATCTGCGCGTCGGCAGCACGGAGCATTTGGATCGCGGCACCGAGAACAACGACGGCCCGATCCCGGTTACACACTGGGATCGTTTCAACTCGGGCAGTCCGAACAATCATCCGAACGACGGCGCGTGCCGCACGTACTTCAAATTGCTCGACGGGAAGTACTACGGCCTCAGTTGCGATCCCGCGCCGCAGTGGCCGGGGTATCAAGAGCGCAACGGCTGGCGCATCGTGGCGCGAGGGGGGTTCGACGACGACGGGCACGGCGGGAACATGATCGTCTGCCAGCGCTGAGAAGAAGACGTGAGCCGATGGCAGCGCGCGGCGGCGGTCGTCGCGATTGTGCTGTCGCTCGGGAGCGGGTGCGCCTCCCATGCGTTGTGGTTACGCGGCATCCCGCCCGTGTTGGAAATCTATACGACGGCCGAGGTCAAAATCTATCGCTTGGGCCTGAATTGTCGGCTGGAAGTCATCACGAAAACCGAGACGGTGATCACGTTGCCGACCCGGTGTTTGACGGTGCCGCACGTTGCTCGGTGAGCGCAAGCGATCAGGAGTGAATTATGCCGCAAGCGAAACGTAAGCAAAGCAAGCCACCCGTGATGTCTGGTGGTCTACCGGTGCCGACGCCAGTGAAGACGGACGACGAGTACATTCGCGAGGCGCAGCGAGCGCGGATGGATCAAGTGCTCGCGCAAGAAAAGGATCGCGCCGATGCAGAGGATCGGCAGAGACGCAGCACGATCAGCGGGGTAGATGTCGAGGGTCTGCGCGAGTACGACGAGATGATGGCGGATCCTGAACGGCAGCGGATCATGCGAGATTATTTCGGCCCACCGAGAGGCGTCACAGAGGGCGTCAGTATGAATGTCGAGAAGGGGCCAGCACGCCCAGGCGACGACATCAAGTTGTACGACGAGAAGAAAAAGAAGAAACTACGGTGAGCCATGGGCCGACGAGAAACGGACAGCGTCGTCACGGCGTGTCCGCTCTCAGTGCGCGAGCGGCTGTTGCTCGATGAGATGAAGCGGATCGTGGGCGTGTCGAGTGACGCGAACCTCGTGCGAGCTGCGCTCTGGTTCTACGCGCGGCATCTCGACGTGGACGTGTACGTCGGCGACTTTAGTCTCCGCGATCCAGGGCAGAGCCGGAAGACCCGCCGCCCCGCCTAAACGAGCGGTCGTGTAAGATAGGCGCATGACCGACGCTCCCACACAAATGGTTGAAGTGGTCTTCAAGGACGTTGGGCCGCGCAAGCTGTCATGGACAGCGATGCTGAAGCATCCACTGACCTATGGTGCCTTGTTCAAGGAAGTGAAAAAGCGCAAGGCGCTCATGTCGCAGGATATTGACTTCGCTGACAACGGCGGAATCTACGTCGGCTTCATGCGACGGGTCGGATCGTGGGAACGGCGGGAGACGCCATGACTGACGCGCCGTTCACCGAGACGCACCGCGCCACGTTGGAAAGAGACTCGACGTGGTGCGTGGATTACCAGCCTATTTCTCCGTCGCGCTACGGCAATGATGGGCAACTGCTTTGCGCGAAGTGCGAGAAATCGAAACGGGCGCACGCGATACACGCCGCCCTCGCGGAGATCGACCGGCTGCAAGCTGCGCTGATGGCGATTGAAACACTCTATGCCACACGCGGCTGGTCGGATGGCTTTCGTGAGCGGCTGCGCCAGATTCTCGACGGAGTGAAGGAGGCGCGATGAGCGACTGGCGCGAGACGCACCGGGACATTCTGGCGCTGAAAGAGGCGCTAGGCACTCTGATCTCGTGGATAGCGCAATCTGCGAATAGTCCGATTACCGTCGATGAGGCGCGTGCTTTATTGGACATCCTCTATCGCAAGACGACACGCAAGAATAAGAAAAAGGCGTGATGGCTGGCAAGCATCGCGGCGAGGCGCGTCAAGGAAAGGCCACGAGTATGTCTCGGACGACGCTAGATCCAGCAGTTGAAGCGGATCTGCGACGGATGATGGCGCGGGAACGGCGCAGTCGGGCGAATGCGATCTCAGTGCTCATCACTGAGGCACTCCGCGATCGCGCAAACATCACGAGGGGAAAAGCGCGATGAGCGACTGGCGCGAGACGCTGCGGAGCTTCTCTGAACTTTGCTGCGGCGGGAATGAGGATGTTGCAGACGCCATCGACGCCGCGCTCGCGGAGATCGGTACCGCGCTTGAGCAGATCGTCCGGTTGCGTGAGGAGCGAGACGGTTTCGAGCACACGCTGCGGCAGGCCAACCTTCAGATCGACCGGCTGACGACGCTGGTACAAGCGTGCGGAAATACCGAATGTATGCCGCTGGTCGAGGTTGACCGCTTGCGTTCTGCTCTCAAGGAGATTGATCGGCTGCGGCAGTTACAGGATGAGGCCATCACGCGCCTGAAAGCGCAGCGAGATCGAGCCGCCGAGAAAGGCTACTGGAACGACGTGAACGCCACCGATGAAACGCTGGCGATGCTGAAAGGACTGCGCGATGACCCTCGCTGAAGCGATCAAGTGGCTCCAGAAGATCGCCGCGAAGCACGGCGGCGACGTGCCGATCTACTTTGACTGCCCGAAATGTGAGGCCGCGTTCACGCCCACACATCTCTCCGCTGTCGCGGTCCATGTGGGCACGACGGCTTCTGGCGACGACGAGGGCGAGCAACCAGCCATGCGGGAGACGCCATGACTGACGCGCCGTTCACCGAGACGCACTGCACCACATCGCGCTACTGGCAGCATCAGACGCCGCTCCGCTGTCCGAAGCACAAGCGGCAACAGATGGGCTGGCTTGGATTGGGCTACTGGATCTGTTCGACGTGCAAGGCGATTTACGTGCAGATGAAAGACGGCCACGGCCAGTGGGAAGTCGATGATCCGAGAGAAGCACGATGAGCGACTGGCCTGAAGCACAGAAGCGATTAGAGCAACTGGCAACAAGCACCATCGTCGGAGCAGACATTCGCGCCGCCCTCGCGGAGATCGACCGGCTGACCACTGGTCTTGCAGAGTGTGAACGGGAATTAGCACTTGGACGAACGACAACGGAAGCGATCAAGGCTATCGAGAAAGTCAGGCGGGCGAGGTAACGGATACTTACCAAGCACGCATAATGCCAGCACTCGGCACGCAAGACGGTCAAGAAGAAAAGAACAAGAAAGCAGTTGACAAAACTAAGAAGACCTGACCTGTGACCAAACGGCACAGTTGACAGGACTCGAAACTCCCTATAGTGACGCCGTCA